GTCCAAAGGACCCCCGGTGTAATCACCGGGGGCGAAATAGGATGTGGTGTGATGGCCACTGCGACGATGGAACCGCGACTGGCGAAGACCGAGCTCACCGCGCGCTCCGCGCGGCGCGAGTTGGCCCGGCGCCACTTCCGCGCGTTCGTCGAGCACTTCCCGCCCGCACGCCCCTACCACTGGGGGCGGCACACGGTGGCGATCGCCCAAGGGTTGGAGGCGGCACACCGCGGGTACCTGGCCGGCGAGAGCCAGTTCGACATCTGGTGCTGCCCGTTCCGGCATGGCAAGAGCGACCTGGTGTCGCGCCGGTTCCCGATCTGGCACCTGGGGGCCTGCCCCGACGACGAGATCATCTTGGCCACGTACGGCTTCGTCCTGGCCCGCAAGATGAGCCGCGATGCGCGGCGAGTGTTCCGCTCGGACGAGTACCGGCACCTGTACGGCCTGACCTTGGACCGCGCGGCACACGCCGCGGGCGAGTGGCAGGTCGAGGGGCATCGGGGGGGCCTGGTGGCCGTGGGGTTGGAAGGGGCCAGCGGCGGGCGCGGGGCACACCTGCTGGTGATCGACGACTATCTCAAGAGCCGGGCCGAGGCGGAGAGCGAGACGGAGCGGGACAACGTGTGGGACGCGTTCGCCAACGACCTGATGACCCGCCGGGCCCCGGTGTCGATGGTCGAGATCGTGGCCAACCGGTGGCACGAGGACGACCTGGTCGGGCGCATCCTTCGTGCGATGGAAACCGACCCGGCGTTCCCGCGGTTTCGGTTGCACGTGTTCCCGGCCTGGGACGCGGCACGCGGCGGGTGGCTGTTTCCCGAACGGTTTTCGGCCCAGTGGTACGAGGGACAGCAGGCCGCGTTGGGCTCGTACGCCGCGGCCGCCATGTTCCAGCAGGAGCCCACGCCGCGCACCGGGCGCATGCTGCGCACGGATCGCGTGGACTACTACGACGTGGCGCCCGAGGGTCTGCGCCGGGTGCGGTTCTGGGACCTGGCCTCGACCGAGAAGGAGCGGACCAAGAACGACCCGGACTTCACGGTGGGGGTGTTGCTGGGCGCGCGGCGCGACGATCGCGACGCGTGGCACGTCTACATCGACGACGTGGAGCGCGGGCAGTGGGAGGCGCCCGAGCGGGACCGCCGGATCGTGGCCACGGCCGAGGCGGACGGCCCGGGCGTGCGCGTGGGGATCGAGTCGGTCGCCGGGTACAAGGACACGTACACGCGCATGAAGGCCCTGCTGGCGGGCAAGGCGGTCGTCGAGGAGATCACCGTCAGCCGCGACAAGGTCGTGCGTGCCGAGCCGCTGGAGCCGGTGTTCGAGGCCGGGCACGTACACCTGCGCCGGGCCCACTGGAACGGTGAGTACCTGCGTGTGATGGGCGGGTTCCCCGGCGGCAAACACGACGACGACGCGGACGCCACCAGCGGGGGGTTTCACATGGTCTTGGACGCGCAAGGGGCGGACGTATGGGTGGCGTGACTCCGCTGCTAGTTGGCCCCCGGTGATTCACCGGGGGGTCCCCCTCCCCGGGAACGCCGGGGATGGGCGGGCGTTTTCCAAAAGACCCCCGGCGTGTTCGCCGGGGGCGAAGTAGGGATGACGTGATGGGCGCGATCCGCGGTTACTTGCAGGGCGTGATCGACCGGGCGGCGCAGGCGGTAGTCGCGCGGCGCCTGGCGGGTGCGGTCCCCGCTCGCGGCACGAATGGACGGGCCGTGCACACGCAGAGCGCGGACGAGCTCGTCTCGATCCTGAAGGGCCAGACGCCCGGCACGCTCCAGAAGACGCTCACCGACAACGAGGCGCGGCAGAGCTACTACCGCTGGCAGTACGCGGCATGCACCGCGATCGCCGAGGCGGTGATGATGACCGACCGGTACGTCGAGGTGCAGGTCGGGGACTCGTGGGAACGCAACGACGATCACCCGCTGGCCGCGCTGCTGCGCGACGCCAACCCGTGGATGACGGGCGAGGAACTCGTGTACTGGGCGGTGGTCGAGTGCCTGATGATCGGGAAAACCTGGTGGGTGATCTCACGCAACGACCTGCAGGAGCCGGCCGAGCTGTGGCCGGTGGTCGGCACGATGACGCCCAAGCTCGACGACCCGGACAGCCCGCTCATCACCGGCTGGCACCAGGAGGTGCGCGACCTGAAACGCGGCATGCGGCACCACGATTACGCACCCGACGAGATCGTGTACCTGCGTCTGCCCCGGGTCGGCGACGTGTACGGCGGGTTCGGCCCGGCCCAGGCGGCCGGTGCGGCCATCAAGCTCGACCAGCAGATCGTCGAGTCCGAATGGAACGCGTTCAAGAACGGCTTGTTCCCGTTCGCTATTCTGAAAATGCCCGCGCAGACGGACGCGGCCAAACGCGACCGGGTGCTCGACGAGTTCAGCGAGAAGTACACCGGGGCCCAGCAGACGGGCCGGGCGATCGGCATGAGCGACGCGGTGGACATCGTGTGGCCCCAGACCAAGCCTCGCGAGATGGGCTACCAGCGCGGGGCCGAGCAGGTGCGCGACGAGATCCTGGGTGCGTTCCGGGTGCCGGCCAGCATCCTCGGCTTGTCCAAGGACGTCAACCGCAGCTCGGCCCAGGGTATGGAATACGTGTTCGCCAAGTGGCGCATCGCCCCCTTGCTGCGCCTGTTGCAGGCCCGGCTCAACCAGGACCTGGCCTTGCGCTGCTACGGCCCGGGCGTGCGCGTGCGATTTGCATCGCCCGTGCCCGCGGACGTCGAGGCCGACCGGGCCGACGACGCCCTGGACCTGGGCTCGTTCGCCATGACGGTGAACGAGCGCCGTGAGAAGCGGGGTCGAGACGCCGCCGCCTGGGGCGACGTGCCGTGGGGACCGATCAGCGTCGTGCCGATCGGGTCGCCGCCGGCGGGGGAGACACAGGGAGCCCCCGGTGTAGTCGCCGGGGGCGAACTAGCAGCGGAATCGTCGGGGGCGAGTCGTCGCACGCAGGCCCCGCGCGGGCGAAGCGTCGAGCAACGCCGCGAGGTTTACCGCCGGTTCGCGGCCGACCGCGTGAAGGCCGACCGGAAACTGCGCGGCGTGTGGTCGAGCTTGTTCCGGGACCTCGGCCGGGCGGTGCTGAAGGCCTGGGACCGGTCGGGCACGCAGTCGCGACAGGCGGTGTGCGAGTACCTGGAAGTGCCGGCCGACGTGGACCGCCTGTTGGACCCAGCGAAACTCGCGGCGGACATGGCCAAACGCAGCAAGCCCGCCATGCGCTGGGGCCTGATGGTGGGCGGGAACTTCGAGCGCGGCCTGTTCCCGGACCCGTCCGTCCCGTGGGACGAGGGCAACGCGGCGATCGCCCGGTACCTGGCCGGGTACGACGACGCGTACTACCACCCAATCGCCACCGAGACGAGAAGGCGTTACATGGACGCGGTGGCCGCGGGCGTGCAGGACAACGAGACGTGGGCCGAGCTGCGGTTGCGGATCGTGACCGAGATGGGCCGCATGACCGAGGCCCGCGCGGCCGCCATCGCGACGACCGAGACCACCAAGCTCTACGGTGCCGGGGGCCAGGCGTTCCGGGACGAGTACGAGGTCGGGCACAAGCAGTGGGTCTGTTCGTTCGTGAACTCGCGTGAGACCCACGCGGACGCGGACGGCCAGGTCGTCAAGAACGGCGACCTGTTCGAGGTCGGCGGCGACCGCATGATGTTCCCCGGCGACGGGAGCTTGGCGAGCGAGAACTGCAACTGCAACTGCGCGGCGGCGGGGAGTTTGGAGAAGGCCTAGTTAACCCCGGGCGAATACGCCCGGGGTCCTTTGGAGTGAGCTCCACGGATCACTGACGGTCTATGGAATTGTCCCGGGCAACGCCGGCAACGGGCGGGGCGTTCTCCAAAAGACCCCCGGTGTATCACCGGGGGCGAAATAGGAAAGGAAGACCATGGCAACCGCCACGATCGAGACCGACGCCCCGGCGCGCGAGCTGCAGCGCATGGAACTGGAGTTCCAGGCCCTGCCCAAACGCGGCGTGGTCACGGACAAGAACACCGGCGACGTGACGTTCTGGGCCGTGGCCGTGGACACCAAGAAGGAGCCGAACCGCAAGGGGTGGGTGTTCAAGTGGGCCCGCCCGGCCGACGTCGACGTCGACAACCTGCGCGCCAACCCCGTGCTGTTGTACCTCCACGAATCGGGCGACCTGCCCGTGGGGCGCATCGACCAGATCGAGGTCACCAGCCGCCAGGTGCTCATGCACTGCGTGATCCCCGGCGAGTTCCCCGAGCTCGACCAACTCCGGCGCTGGGTGGCCGAGGGGTTGCTGCGCGCGGTGTCGATCGGGTTCTACATCGACGAGTCGATCGAGCACCCGAAGCTCAACGACGTGTTCATCATCCATAAGTTCGAGATCGTCGAACTCTCGCTCTGCCCCATCGGTGCCCACGAGACGGCGCTCATCCAGCAGGCGTTTGCCGATGCGGAGAAGGCAGTGGGCGGCGACGGCGCCGACCACGCAGGCCGCCTGTATGCCGGACGCGTGCCCCACTGGCACAAGGAAGTCGTGCCGGCCGAGGGCCGCGTGCTGCACCGGCTGAGCCTGGATGCGCCCAAGCCGGACGGGGAGGCAGAGGGGGAGTTGAACCACGAAGACACGAAGGGCACGAAGGCCGACCCGGCCGAGCCGGATCCGGACAAGGGCACGGAGGGTGAGGCGGATCCGCCGGCTGAGACGTGGGCCGACGTGGGCAAGGGCATGGCCGTTGTGCTGGGTGCGCGCGGCGGGATGAAAAGCGCCGACGAGACCGCCAAACGGAATCGCTACGAGCGGCTCGCCGAGGCGTACACGCGGTTGGACCGCCAGCCGCCCGCGTACGGGCCGTACACCGACGAGGAGCTCAAGGCCCTGCACGGACAGGGTGTGATCCTTTACCCCGGGATGCCCGAGGGCGCGGACACGCAAGGGGACACGGAAACCGAGAGGACCCTTCAAGAGATCAAGACACAGGTTGAGGCACTGACCCAGCGTGTGGACGCGCTAGACCCAGCCGAGCGTCAGGCGAGCGACGCCGCGCACGGACCCGAGGCCGAGCCGACCCCGACTCCGCCCCCGGCACCCGCGCCGGCCGTCGACGAGCAGACCCTCCGCTACATGGTGCGCGCGATCCTGGCAAGCGACGAGAAGTGCCGGGCCGACCGGCAGTCGCTCGTGGAAGCCGTCGTAGGCGAAGTGCGGCAAATGAACCTGAGTGGCCGCGCCTGACGACGCCCGGTTCCGTCGCTAGTTAACCCCGGGTGATGACACCCGGGGCCATCCGGGCCATCCGGGCCATCCGGGCCATCCGGGGCCATCCGGGGGCGACGCCGGCAACTGACGGGGCGTTCTCCAAAGGGCCCCCGGTGTATCACCGGGGGCGAAATGCGGAAGGAATCTGACATGTCGCAAGATACGAGTCCCGACGCCGACACCCAACTGACCCCGCCCGACCAGGCGGCAACGATCATGGCCAACCCGCAAGTGCTGGAGGCGTTGGCCCGGATCGTGCCCGCGGAGCATGCGAAGCTCTTCGGCGCCGAGCTGGCCGATCGCATGAAGGAGGCCCGCGCGACCGTCGACCGGCGCGCCGCGGCCGCGGCATCGGCCCCGGCGCCGGACGCCGGGCAGTCGCGCCTCAAGCTCGACCGCGAGCAGTCGGCCGAGTGGTTCCGGTGCGCGCTGTTCCGGCTGGTGGGCCGGCCCGACGTGACGCCCGATTCGCGGCTCGATGCGGACGGGCTGATCACCCAGGCCCTGACCCCGACGACCGGCAGTGCCGGCGGGTACCTGATGCCCGAGGACTTCGTGGCCGAGGTCGAAAAGAAGGCCAACGAGCCGGCCATCGTGTGGCCGCTTTTGACCAAGCGGCCCACCAAGAGCCGCACGGTCAAGAAACCGGAGGTGACGTCCTACGTCACCCCGAACAAGGGCACCGCGGCCAACGTGAACTCGGCCACCACGGCCACGGCGATCACGGCCACCGAGCCGGTGTTCAGCCAGCTCGAGTGGAACTTGGAGGACTTCGACGCACGCATGCCGCTCAAGCTCGACCTGATCGAGGAAAGCCCGATCAACATCTACCAGGAGCTGCTCGACCTGTGTGCGGACGGGTACGCCGTGTACCACGAGAACCTGCCCATGGTGGGCCGGGGGCACGCGACGTACCAGGAGCCCCTGGGCCTGTTGGATTCGACCGCGGGGATCACCGAGGTGGCCATCTCGGCCACCCCGAGCGTGGAGAACATCCTGAACTTCGCCAAGAACATCCCCCAGCGCTATCGCGCCCGGGCCACGATGTTCATGGGCGCGGAGACGATCTCTGCGGTGATCGCCGCGCTGGCCGAGAACGTGCGTGCCCCCCAGTTCCTGATCGACCACATCCCGCCGATGAAGGAATCGGAGCACGTGACCGAGGGCAAGATCCTCGGCGGCGACTTCAGCCGGTACGTGGTCTACCACATCCGCCTGCTGCAGGTGATCACGTCGATCGCCGCGGAGCGGAAGACCCAGGAGATCGTGGTCACCGAGACCTGGACCGGCCAGCCCACGATCGTCGACGCGTTCCGCATCGGCACGGCGGTGACGTACTGACCTCTGTCCCCCATCGGGCCCCGGGCGCGGTCGCCCGGGGCCACGGGGAGATGAAAGGGATCCGCGTGAAGGTGTTTGTGCTCAAGCGCGACCGCTACGGCGGACGCGACCTGGTGCCCGGGGCGGTGGTCGACCTGCCGGAATCGCGGGTGCCCGACCTCGTGGCACGCGGCACCGTGCGCAAGCATGTGTCCGAGCCGGAGCGCCCCAAGCACGTCAACGTCGACCTGGGCGGCCTGCCCGCGGGGGCGAAGGTGCTGATCAAGTTGTAGGGGCGAAATAGGGGCGGAAGGCCCTGGCGTGCCCGTGGCGCGTTTCGGGGGTGGTGGGGCAGCGGTCCGAGGTTTTGAACGATTTTGAACGGGGTGGCGGGCGTGTACGGCGACGTGTGTGGCCCCCCGGTGGATCGCCGGGGGTAACTAGGGAGTGAAGGGATGGCGGACGGCCCCCGAGTTTGGCCCGTGGTGGCCACGCGAGGCCGGCCCGAGTGGGCCGAAAAGCAGATCGAGCGCCTGACGGGCCAGCTCGTCGACGGCGAGCGCGTGGTCGTGATCGTGGACGGCGACCGCCCGAGCGAGGATCGCCTGGCCGGGTGGTACGGCGACCCGCGCGTGTCCATGGTCGCGCTGTCGGCCCAGGCGGGCGTAGACACGGCCAAGCGGCTCGGCGTCAGCCTGGTGCCGACCGACGCCGTGGTGTGCGAGATCGACGATCACGACCTGGCCGAGCCCGAGCTGTTGGCCGAGCTCCGGGCGGCGTTCGCCGACGCCGACGCGATGGCGGCCTACTGCGACGTGTATCACACCGACCCCGCCGGCCAGGTCCGCAAGACCCGCACGAAGGTCCCGGGTCGGTTCTGCGCCACCGGCAACCTGGGCTGGGGCATGCGGGCCTACCGCCGCTGGGTGTACGACGCGGTGGGCGGCTACCCGACCGACTACTGGCCGGCCAACGACTACGCCCTGATGTGTATGATCGAGCAGTTAGTCACTGCCTATTTCGCCCCGGGTGATTCACCCGGGGTCTCCTCAGCAAACTATCCCATCCGCCACATCGCCCGGGCGCTGGTGACGGTGGTCGAAGATCGTCACGGGATCAGTGCCCAGCACAAGGACCAACAGCAGGACCAAGTGGTGCGTGTGGCCAACCTGGGCCTGCGCAGCGCATTCGCGTTGCCATATCGCCTGTGGTCCGGCAACGGGCACGCGCGTGCCGCCGACGTGTCCGCGCCGCCGGCACCGACACCCGCACCGCCGGTACCCGCACCGGCCACGCCGCCGCCGGCAGCCGTCGGGCACGTCGAGCGCGCGGGCGGCGGGGTAGAGGGCGTGGCGCCGCGCCGAGAGATTCCGAAGCTGATTCACTTCGTGTGGGTGGGGCCGGAAATTCCGGACTGGGCTCGCGCCAACATCGACCGGTTCCGGCGCCTGAATCCGGGGTACCTCGTGCTGGTGCACGACGACGGCGTGCTGATGCCGAGCCTGCGCCGCTCATACGACGCGATCGACGGCGGGCACGCGTGGGCCCGCCGCGCGGACCTGCTGCGCGTGAGCGCGTTGGCCAAGTTCGGCGGGTGGTACTGCGACGTGGACTTCCTGCCGTTCCGGCCCCTGTCGGATCTCTACGACCGGTATAGTAATTTCCCGGCCGGGATGTTCGTCACCGAGTTCCGCGACCTCGTGGCCAACGGTGTGATCGGGTGGGCCCTGAACAACGACCTGGGGCGGCTGGTGCTCGACGAGCTCCACCGCCTGGCACGCGAGCCGAAAAAGCGCGCGTGGGACGCGTACGGGCCGAGGCTGTGGACGAACCTGGCCGACCCCCTGGGGGCCGCCGTGCACCGGGGGCCGATGGCAATGTTCTACCCCTTCCCGGATCCGGCCGAGGCCCAGGCGCGGTACCTGGAGCTGCAAGCGGAAAACTTCTCCTACGACGCGATCGGGCGGATGTTCCCGTCGCCGGCGTACGCCGAGACGCCGTACATGATGCACATGGGGATGGAAGGTCGGACGAATCTAGTTAGTTAACCCCGGGTGAATACACCCGGGGTCCTTTGGAGAAAGCTCCGTGGATCGCTGACGGTCTATGGAACTATCCCGGGGCAACGCCGGCAACGGGCGGGGCGTTGTCCAAAGGCCCCCCGGTGTAATCACCGGGGGCGAAATAGACGAGGGATCGCAGGTGCACACCATCATCGTGCCGACGTGCAAGACGCGAGACCAGGTCGAGCCGCTACTGGAGGAGATCCGGGGCACGGCCCAGGGCCAGTACGACCTGGTGGCCACGTGCACGGACGCGTCGGCCGCGGCCAACCGCAACCTGGGGCTGGCCGCCGCGCGGGGCAACGTGGTCGTGATGGTGGACGACGACGTGACCGGCTACGCGATGGGCTGGAACACGAGGCTCGTGCACGTGCTGCGCAGCGACCCGGGGTGTGTGATGGTGTCGGCCCAGCTCCTGACAGCGGACGGCACGCCGGGGCAGATGCTCGGCAACCCGCAACCCCGGGCGGCCGGCCTGCAGGTGGTGCCGCGACGCGAGTTGCCTACCGCGTGCATCGCCATCCGGAACGACGGCACGCGCTTCGACGAGCGGTACGTCGGCAGCGGGTGGGAGGACACGGACTTCTGCCGCCGCCTGGCCGAGATCTATCCGGACGGCACGTTCGTGGTGCGCCACGACGTGCGCGCGGTGCACCTGAACGAACAGAAGCGGCAAGGTGAGAACTTCGTCGCGAACAAGCGGCGGTTTGAAGAGGTGTGGGGGAAGCACCCGTACTTCTGAGCTAGTTAACCCCCGGTGAATACACCGGGGGTCCTTCCGGGGAAGCGCGGGCAACTGGCGGGGCGTTCTCCAAAGGACCCCCGGTGGATCACCGGGGGCGAAATAAGGACAGGCCTGCATGACACTGGTGGCGCTCTACAAGGCGTTCGGAGGCGGCGAGTGGTTTCGGGCGAGCTTGGAGTCGGTCCGCGAGCACACCGACGGCGCGGT